TAACAAATGTATATTCAACTTCATCAACTGTTGTTGTAAATAATGTTCCTTTTTCTAATACTGCTTGAGAAATATTTAAATCATTAACAACAATGTTAATATAAGCAACTGGAGATCTAGATGATCTGGGAGTATAACCTAATGTTTTTGCATGTGATATTACTGATGATCGTAAACTGGCTCGATTTAAAAAAGATTCGTTTACTGCCATATTTAAATTATATGCCAGATAATGAGTATTGTATGCCAACAAATCCATCAAAACATTCATTCCAGAACCTTCCAAATCATAATCCGAAAATTCAGACTGTCCCTTTAAAAAAGTTTTAAAATTATTTTTAATATTGTCAAAGTCTAATTCTGTGACTTGAAGTTTTTTTGTAGTTGCCATTCTGTCAACTTCTTTCTAAAATAGTTTCTAAAGTTATTAATTCTGATTTATAATTGGCAATATAAAATTCTATAGTTATTTTTAATTCATTGTTATCAGAATTATCTTCCACATCTACTGATACTAAATCAACTCTTGGTTCATATACCTTTATCGTTGCTTCTATTCTGTTTTTAATAATATCTGAAACGAATGGCGAAAAAGGCTCAAACAAAAATTCACGAATTCCAGAATAAATTTCCGGATGAAAAGGTTTATCAAATTGATTAAGAAAAACTAAATTTCTTACACTTCTTTTGATAGCTTCAACATCATATAAAATTTGAATATCTTTTTTAACAGGATGCGCAAGAAAGTTTAAATTTAAATCTTTATAAATTTTTAAACTTCTTTCAGATAAATTAGTAGATTGAGCATCTATGTAGGGATTTGAAACTGCCATTTAAAATTCTCCTACAATTATTTATATCATTACAACCATGTATCTAACATTGTATGTTTATTCAATTCTTCAACTTTATCTTCATAATAAAATTCTTCACCAGTTTCTCTGTCTATTTCGCCAATAATAATTCCATTAATACAACTGGCCATGAATTCTGCATTTTCATATGACATCGCACGAATCAATCCACCATAACGATTTACATTATAAAGGTCTTGAAATACAACTATGTATTGTGTTCTGTTATCTCTTTTTCTTATTCTTCTTTTTGTTGCCATTTAGCCTCCAGCAAATACGTTTCCTGATCCAGATAATATAACTGCACCACAAGCATATGTATCGCCTTGTCTTCCTATATTTTTTCCATTCGCAAAAACTGTTCCACTAAATGATGCAAGTGGAGGTGAATGTACTGCACAATCACATGGAAAAGTGTGAGGTTCTACAGCATCACCTGCTCTTACAACACCTATACTATTAGCAAACACGTTACCTGAACCTGCTAATGTTCCAACTACAATTGGATCTACATCACATGCGCAATTATCTTTTGGGTCAGCATCTCCAACTGCTGGATGAACAGTATTTACTGGTTCCGTTCCGTCTTTTCTTGCTACTGGTGGCATTATTTACATTCCAATCCACAAGGATTTACTTCATCACATGTACAATTATCACCGCATTTACAATTTTTACATTTACATTTTGGATTATTACACATATCTTTTCCTTAGTTTAGATTAATAATTCCTGCATCCATATCAATTTCTGGACCAGATGTTATTGTTATTTTTCCACTAGCATTTGTTGTTTGTGTTGAATTATATGTTTCAGAAACTGCGCCACCAACTGTTTCACTTCTTGTAGAAGAAACATTTGTGGAGTGACTGCTGCTATATGTTTCTTTTACATAATCTGTAACTTCTTGTTCCATCCACCCTTTAATAATTTCCTTCTTGTTTCCATCGACTTGTATATCCCAATCACCTTTAATGTATGTCTTACAATTTGAATCAATAGTTAAATTTACATCACCTTTGACATTTATAAAATCTGTTCCTGCAACAATTGTATAATTATTACCAACTATTCTGGTAACTGAATTACCATCAGCATCCCATTCTTGAAAAGTGCCAGTACGATGTTTTCTATACATTCGTTCAGCATATGGTGTATCATCTATTTCAACGATATGCCCTGATTCTGATTCATACACTCGATTATATGGATATTCAGTCTGTCTTCTTTTATAAGTTGGTGTGCGATCTTCTAAAGTTTCTGGATTCTTTCCGGATGCTTCTTCTCCCCTTAAAGAAACGTCAAGTGCTTTTGGCTCATTCCAAGATGATGCAGCTGCACTTGTATTGACTGAATCTTTATATGTTCCTGAGAAATCTTCTGTTCCTGATTTTACTATTCCTTGAGATAATGCTGTAGGAACACCAAGAGTTGCAGCTGCATCTCTTTCTGCGATTTCCTCATGTGGTGTAGTTCTTCCTCTGGCTAATCGAGAGGTATCTTGTTCACCAACACGAGTTGGATATGGTCCGTAATCAGGAGTATTTTTGTATTTTCCGATCTGAGGATCAGGAGCACTAGGTGAGTTCGGATCCGAAAATCCTTTTGCAGGATTTGGTCCAGAGGAAGGATATCCTGGAATAGTGCCAATAACAACAGGCTCTTGCATGGATTGAGGATCTCGCCAGAAACCCATTACCCACATTCCAGGAGTCAAATTGTGGACTGCTCCATATGGAGCAGTTGGAGGAAGAATTACATGAGCCCATGGAAGATCATCAGTGGCTATTTTTTGAAGATCATCAGTATGATAACCTAAACATCGTACTCGAACACGACCAATTAGATCTGGATCATCTCGATCTTCAACAACACCAATCCACCAAACAAATCCATCTCGACCCATGAAATAAGAATAGTTGTCCATAAAAACTCCGACTTATGAACAACTATTTATATTGACTATTACAAAGCAGCAACCTTTTTGAAAATGTCAAGAACATCATCAATGGTCAGCCAACCTTTAACAGTATCACCTTCATCAGTAATTCCATTAACAGAAACCATGTTTCCATCTGGTCCAAACAATCCTATTTCGAACCTTCCCTGCTTATGTCCATATGACATGTTGTTTCGAATGACAGATACACAATATCCATTATCAAATTCCTTTTGCCTTCTGACTGTCATATTGTCTGGCAACATTTGATCTTCAGAAGTTGGTAATTCTGTTCCTAACAAATCTAGATTTTCCATAATGCGTTCATTTTTGGTGTAGTGGCTTCTTCGTTTGGAATGTTTCAAAACCCCAAATCGATTCTCCATCTCTCGCCATGCAGCGACAGGCAGATCCTCATATTCGGTTGGTGGTAGAGCTTTGTTTCGAATCCCATACTCATCATTCATCGCACGAAGTGCAGACTTGTATCGAGGATGACGAATCATCTTTTTCAGTGCTCTCGGGTCTCGGTAGGTTCTTGACATCGGTAGTCTCCAAAAAGTTTTGAGAACTAATGATTATGAATATATTTTATATTATAAAAATAAAAATGTCAAGTATTTTTTGGATGGTACGGGATGGAGGAGTTGAACCTCATTGGCACCGCCACTCTGTTTTGCCGCATGCTTATAAGACATGTGAATGGAACATCCCGCATGCGTCTTATTGTATTATATTGCTATTGTAACCAAACTCGTATTGTTTGATTTCAATATCCATCATTCTTTCTGCAGCAAATTTTTTATTAGAAAGTGCCAGAATACTGGGCATATAGTGCGGATTACTTTTAACACCTTTAAGTGCATCTTGTTTTCCACACCAATATGGTGTTCCTTTAGTAGTCAACACATCTTCAATCTTCATGATTACCCTTGTCTGTTTGTTGCTCTTTCAATTTTTCTATCCAACAATTGTTGTAATAGAATGGTATGCTCATTAAATACATTCTTCATATCACCAAGAATCTTATTTGAGTCCATAAGCAATTCTCTCAATGCTTTATCAGATTCTGTGTCTTTATCCATCCATAGTTTTCTTTCTACTTCATGTCTCTCCGTCAAAAACTTAATATACCAAAAACATGCGATTAGTGCTGCTAGTGTACCACCAACGTCCACTAGAGATTGAATCATTTCAGTATCCATTTAATGGGTACTCCTTTAGTTTACCTTCGCATAGTTGCTAGGTCTTTTGCTACAGTATTATTTATAACAGGAACAAGATTGGATTTATGCATCACACCAATTCCTGTTATCAAATCACCTGTATATTCTCTTTTTGGTTTCGTTTTCGTTTCAATTGAAACTTTTCCCAATGAATTCATAGAAGATACCTGTTGTTCCTTTTTTCGGAACACAGGCTCTTCTACGATAGAAACATTTCTAGTTTTTGAAGAAACAACCTTTCCATAACGATATGCTATGAACTCATCAAATGATTTCTGAAGAAAATGACAATGAAGCTGTCGCATTTCTTTATTATATTTCTTGTGCTCAATTCTCAATTTGTCAAGATCTTTTTGTGAAAACTTTTTCATAATATAACTCTCACTATTCAGGTTCGTTGCAAAGAATACCTATCATTAATATCTACAATCTCTCCAACACGCATGTTTCTAACTTCTGGTTTTACTTCGTCATCATATCGATATATTTTACCAACATAATAATTCTCATGACTATGATCAATCAACCAATACTGTTTACGAATTCTACCATTGATATCATCAATAGATCCTACTGCTGCTGGCATCATCGGACAACTCCAAGAAAAAAGTTAAGAAAGAACTAGAAACTCATATTTAGAGTACCCTTCAAACGTGACATTTCAAGAGTCTTGTCAATCTTCTCTGCAAACAGATTCTCATATGCATTCCAATCATAACGATTCCTTGCCCTTTCTAGTCGCATGTTTAGAGTTTGAATCTGCTCTTGCAATTCCTTGACTTTTTTAATAGTGATATCTTGACTCATTTTAGAAATCCTAATGGAATGAATTGTTTTTTCTCGATTTTGCCATACTGAATGACAAACCGATCAAGTCCGGAGAGATCATCTATTTCGATAATTTTGGCAGGAAACCCAATCTTGGGTTTGATTTGATTAGCTTCATATTCGGTGAGGATGGAGGCAGAACGAGGCAAGTCTTCCAGAATCATAATGAACTCCTGAGGGAGAGTGATTAATGAAGAAAAATATATTATACTAAATTTATTCTAAAATGTCAAGTAAAAAATTAATCCCATTTGACTGGAGTCCAGCCCATTTCTTCTAGAACCAAAACAATGTGTGGTGTAAGCACACCTTCTTGTACATATCCTTCTCCGTTGTCTATTGCATCCACGATTCCGCTGCAATACCAATCTAGATAATCACCTTCTTCTCGAATCTTGGAAATAATCTCTCCTGCATAGCGCCATGAACAACTCCAGAGTTTCTCCAAATTCTCTTCCTCTTTATGCTTCCATCTCATGTTACAGAGTGCTGCATAAAGATTCTGAGCAAACACATGATCATGTTTGGCATGATCACAGAGTGTTACATTACGATACAAGTCCATCTCTAAACTACGCATTTTTATTTCTTGAATCCTTCTAGGAAATTAGGAAGAAGTCGGTATGCCATGTCACCAGAAATAAACTCAACAGGAAATGGGAATCCAGCTTTCTTCTGAACTTCATCCCAACTTGGTTCTTCGAAACCATCCTCAAATCGATCCTCAT